ACGTGTACACCTCACCTGGCTTTAATCGTCTTTTTGTGTCCTGGTCGATACACGGTTTTACAACTTCAAATTCGCCTGTCATTATTCCCCCTTGCCCGGCCACAACTGCACCGTGTTAGACCATGCCTTTTTGACCTCATTTACCGCCGACATCGCCCCTATATACTGATCGGCTTTTTTCTTGTGCATCTCATATTCATTGATTGATTTTTGCATTCTCATTTGCATCGAACCAACCATTTTTGTTAGCTTCTTGTCAAACGCGGTTTCCTGCGGTTCGTTTAAAGCATACAGAAAACGAGTTTTTAGCAGGTCACAGGATTCCGACAAATAAACTTTAATGCCCAGCCCGCGGGCCACACCTATGAAATACTCACACGATGGCCGTTGATGATGATACTCTGAATCCACCGCCATATCTACACCAACAATCCATATTTCTTCAAATCCTTCCATTATCCCGAGACAAATCATATATGATATTGTATTCGTGAAATAGTTACCAAACCGTTCAAGAACTTCTTGAATCGGATAAATAACCGCATTAGATATTGCCTCACATGGCGCTTGCATGTAAATCGGGATATCAAGTTTTTGCAACCCTTCAACGTATGAGTCTATTGATTGGCCTCTAAATGCCGCCTTACCCCGCCTTAACCATCGTTGACCGTCAAATGTTATGCTGTGAAGTTCAAACCATCTTGTCCAAGCTCCGGGCATTGTTAAAAATAAATTGTTAACTCCCCAGAACTCAAATTCATCTTTGTTTGCAAACGGTGTTTCGTCTTTTGAATCTGCACAACCAACAATACAAAGTTTTTTCTTTTTCGGTAGTTCCCACGTACGCGGCTTTACTTCTTTTTCCATTAGACCCCCTTGCAAGTGCGCCCCCGGTGCAAGGGGTTAGGGATGCGGCCCGAATGCCACAAACCAAATTTTCCGGAGGCGCACAATTTTTAATGTTTAGCTCGACAGTTTGCCTGAAAACGTTCCAGGCATATACCGCCCGCCGGTTCTTATTACCGTTACAGCCGCCTGCCCCGCGGTTGAAATGGTTGACACCTTAGCAGAAATATAGCGCTTGCTTGCCGTACTGTCCAATTGCTCGGCGGCAATATCAAAGGCCGCAACAGCTTCATTAATTTCAGCCGTATACGCCGCCAAGGTCGTATGAAAACCAAGGCTGCCAACAACGCCATCTCGCGCTTTTAGAGTCAAACTTGCAGTTGTACCCGTAGAGCAAATAATGGCAGTTCCAAAACCAACGGTTGAATTTACCGCCGTTTTTAACGAATCCATTGCAAGCTGCAAGCCGGTTGCCGCGGTAGTGCCAACGGTTGAACCAAAATAAAGTGCCGTTGATGTCCAAGCGGAACTATTAAGGTTCGCTGTGCTGGCACTATAAGTAAAAGTTTTAGCGTCTGACCCGGCTGAAATTTGAATGGTATCCGCACCCGTTGACGCCGTTGTGATTGTCAACGTCATTTCACGAACACCACCAGTTACGGGCACCAAAGTAGACGCCCCACCGACCACCATACCGGCTTTGCTTGCAGCGGCAGAACTACCCGCCACAGTCGCAGCGGATGATTCCATTAAATCAACAGTTGCCGTTGAATAGTTTCCTTGAACATTCACCGCAATTAACGCTTGCCGGTAGTCTTTCATATCATAATTGAGTGAAGTGCTTCCGGCTGCGGAAGTGATCGCCAATATCTCGGCGTCTACCTTCACCTTATCACTGACTTTTACATTCATAATTTACCTCTCTTATTGTTAAATTTTAATTTAAGACTACAAACGGGCTTACGGTGTTTGCCGTGCTACCCTCCAACGGAATTGGCTCATTTAGCCAGGATTGACCGTCAACATTGGTAAAAATCTTAATGACAGTTTTGTTTCGAGTAAAATACACATGCTCGGATGCCGCAACAAACGGACCGGAACCGTCTTTGATGAGATAATAACTCAAATCAGCAAGTACCAAATCGCCAGCGGTTCCCAACGCAACTGACCGTTCATGGAACATTACCGGAATGCCCATTAATGACGGAGGCAAGCCGGCTGCGGCGTTTTGCACCCAAAGATTATTGCTACCCGCATCTGCGATATTTACCAGTTGAGGTATAGTTGTTTGAGATGCAATCCACACAGGGGCCATTGTTTGCCTTAGTCTTGCATACATTCCGGCAATATCGGCGAATGCAATTTGGTTCGCAACAGCGCGGTTATAGTCAATTCGTGCCGGGCTTTGCAAAATGCCTACAGGCTTGCCGGCACCGTCGCCGTTATAAAATGCGTTTTCTTGTGCCGCAATTAAAGCAAGCCTGAATTGTCTTTCAAGCACCGCTGATGCCGCGCCCCAATTTCTTAACAACTTATCGGTTACAATCGCGTGCGCTGCCACTTCCTGCGGTTTTAGCGTAACTTCTCGAAGGTTCATGTCGGTTTCGGGTTTTGTCGCACCTTCACCAATCCACTCAACGACAATTCCGGCATACATATTTTGATCGCTGCCCTGGTCAAGTGCGGGCATTGTCACTTCTGCATCAGGAGGCGAACCGGCAGGGATAACAGTAGCCCTCGGCCTAAAAATAGCTTCCTGGGGTGATACCGAAAGCAAATTACCGATAAACTGAGTTGGAACCGCAAAGCCGCCTTTGCTACCATCGCCCATTGACTGTTCACGGGATTGATACAAATCCTGAAGTCTGGGGTCGTTGTGGCGATACAACGCGGAATTGACAAATTCGCCAAAGTTTTGAAATTCCTTTGGATCTTCTGCCCGATAAGTTGCCGCCATCCTCGGAGGCTGATTAACAGGTCTTGCAAGCTCGGCCTCGCGTGCATCTAAAGTCTCGCGCCTTACCTGCCGCTTTTCCTCTGTTTTGATATCCGCATCTACTTGACCGAGCTCCGCTTCAAGCTCCGTGTATCTGGTTTCGTCCTCTTCGGTCAAATCTCGTTTTTCATTGTCGGCCTCATCCAGGATCGCTTTCAAGTCCTCAAGAATCTTGGCTCGGCGCTCCATTAATTTTTTTAGTTTCTCATTCATTTATCCAACTCCTTAGTTTTAAGTTTAGCGCCTTAATTCCAACCGACGCCGATAAAGTTTCGATTTATATACAGCCGGAGTGATTGCTTCTCTCCATGCTCTATGCTCGGACTTCAGTGATACGTCCGTGCCTTTGTAAAACGGGAAAGTGACTGGCGAGACTTCCCACAATTCCACCTGCTCAATGGTTCTAAGGTCGTCTTGTCCTTCCTCTTCCTGCCAGGACGCTTTTTTAACGATAAAACCAAAGCTCATTTGTGAGACATCGCCTCGCTCAATCATATCAAGATAGCCTCTCACCATTTCTGTGTCCGATGGATATATTTCGACCGCCAGGCCTTTATCATCTTCCCACAGCTTTAGGGTGTCGGCTTTATTTCGCCCTAATACTATTTCCGTGTTATGGTTCCACAGCGCCCGCACATCATCAGTTTTTAAACTGTCTTTAAAAGCACCTGGCGCAACCTGCTCGCGGAACCAACCGCCAGACTCAACTACGTTGAAAATAGCCGCATGACCTTTTATCACACGTTTATCGTCTTCTCTTTTTTCAACGCCGATATCTGAACTTTTATATGTCCTCTTCTCCAGTTGTGTTTCCATCGTCTCCCACCGTTATGTTAGGATTTTTATATTCATCGCCACCAGCTCGCGGGTCAAGATTTTCAAGCCTTCTAACCTCATTGACTGACATCCATGTGTTTTGAATTGCAGACGCATACGCTTCATATCTGCTTTTGGTGTCGCCCCTGAGTAGGCCGTCAACCGAAAATTCAGCGTAATATGTCTTTTGCTCTTGTCTGGTAAACAAATTCTTGCTGATAGATTTTTCTATGCGAACCAACCAGGGGCGAATGGTATGGACCGTAAAAGAAATCATAAACTGCTCGGCGCTCGCATATGTACTAGATTTATCGGGATGTCCTATGAGAATAGCCGGAACTCTAAATATCCGTGCAATATCTTCAACCTGAAATTGCCTTGTTTCTAAAAATTGGCTATCCTGGTTAGAAATTCCCATGCTCGCCCAGGTCGCGCCACCTTCAAGTAACAAAACTTTAAATTTGTTTGAGCCTGATATGGCCTCTTGGATAGACTCTCGAAACCTTTTGGCTGCCGGTTCTTTTAGCGTTCCAGGATATTGTGCAATGCCTGAAGCCGCTGCTCCATTCTTAAAGAAAGTCGCTCCGTGTTCTTCAGCCGATACAGATAAACCGATAGATTCTCTGGCAAGCTGCAATGGTGATAGTCCGACAAATCCATCAGATGAAATGCCTTTTAAGTGCCAGATATCGGTTGCAGGAATTATAAATTGTTTACCGGAGGCGTCTGGAGTATATTTATAAGTGATTTTAGGGGCTTGAAATGAATCTATTTCAACATCCATTTGCATGTTGGCAGGATTGAGCGGGACTATCCCGATAACCTTGTTTCGGCCATCTCTGACAATAAAGCTATAAGCGTTTCCCCGCAACGCGTTATGACCTATTTGCATTTCCCAGAACTCGGGACTTGTCATCCAGGGAACCGGGCCTATATCATGCAAAAGTGGATATAGGGGATGGTCTGGCGCTTCTTCTCGCCCATCTTCGGTTTTTCGATAGATTTTAAGAGGCAGTGACGCGATGGTTTCGGAAATAACCTTGATGCAACTGTATACGGCTGATACCTGCATGGCTTTCGATGCGGTTATATTAACACCGGAGGCAGTTTGGACGGATTCGGCTAATCGTGTAATCCAATGATGCGGATCACCAACCGAACGTTTGAGGAACTTCTCGACGCGTCTATCAAAAAAATCCGATATTTTTCCCATGATTGGGTCATTATATCGGATTTTTTATGGTTTGTATGTGTGCGCTTGTCCTAATTTGGCATAGTTTGGCACACTTTTTTTTAAAAAATAGCCCGGTTAAATTAATAACCGGGCTTTGCTTGCCCTACCATACCAGACCAGGCCAATCCGCTCCTCAGCCCACCTTTCCCCTCCGTGCCGCGCCCTGCCTCACAGCACCGTACCACACCTTACCAATCCCCGGCCTACTCAACAAACTTGGGTTTAACTGGTTCTGGAAGTTTTCTTTTTCTGAACGCCGCTTTGATAAATGCCGCCCTGCTTTGCTTTGATAGCTGTAAACTCTTATCTTCAATGCTTAATTCGGACACGTCGGTATTGGCAAGCACTTTTGCATGACGAATTAACGCTTTTTGAGCTTTTCTTATGTGTCTATCAGCGCCCTTTCTAATTTGTTCGCTTGGATGTAATATTTCGTAGCCGTATGTTGTTACACTGGATAAACATAAATTATAATTATCAATAAG